GCCGCTCCCAATACTTCATACCGTGCGGAACGTTGGTCCGAATGAACCAAGCATCTGCGTCGGTGAGGTAATGCGAGACAGTGACACCACCAGGGAACATACCCATCTCTTTAAGAGCGTTGATGTCGTTGTTGTCCGTACCAACACGACCAACGGTCTTGAGGATACGAGCAGCTTCGAATTCAAGCTGGTAAGGGATGATAAGCTTCTGAGGCTTGACAGCGATCTTCAGACCACGGTCGTTGGTGAAGCCTTGGATGTCGATTGAAGCCTGCTCAAGTGACGCCTCTGAAAGGTCAGCCGCTGTCGACAGGATGTTCGACCAAGTGCCACCAGCCATATTGGGGTGTGCGTTGTTCAGAAGAGAAACACCGTCACCACCAGTGGGACCACCAGTGAACGCCTGATTGTAGACGTTAGCAGCGATGATCTCTTTCGACTGACGCATCGAGAACGCAAGGCCTTGAGCTTTGCGCTGAGCAACTACGTCATAGAGATCGTCTTCCATCGCTTCACGAGTTACGATGAAGCCGAGGCCGTACGTAACGAACGTGTAGCGAGTGATGAAGCCCTGACGCTCTGAGTCGTAGCTGATCGAGCAGCCCTCGGTTTTAACAACCGGGAGGCCGAAGCCTGACGTACCAACGTCCTCTTCGAAAGCACGCTTCGATTTGTAAGTCTCGAATAGAGCAGTGTACTCTACCGGATACTCTGAGTAAGCCTTACCGTACCAAGCGTTTACGCCGGGCCATAGGGCTTTTGCAAAACTTGCGGAAGTGATAATTCCACCAGCCATATTAGCCTCCTAATTAAACGCCAGCAGTACCGGTCGAAGAACCGAGCTGATGGTTGTTGATTTTCACGATCCAGCGAGTGGCTGCTTGACCATCGACCACAAGCTCGTTGTCAGCCGCACGTTTGGCTTCCATGAGTTTGAGGGGGAGGGTAGCAGTAGTCGCGTGGGTATCGGAATCGATGACCATACCGGATTGACCAGTAGTGGTCGAGCCAGCAGTGGCTACGAAGTTGACATTGTTACCAATGTCCTGAAGCTCTAGTGGATCGACAGCGCCGTCCTCTTCTGCTTCAAACAGCAGATTGGGATCGTCAGCAACCATTGCGAGACGAAGAGTTGATGCAAGGCGATAAGGCGCTGCATTCAGGTTGGCATAGTCAGGTACAAAGCCAACAACCACACCAATGCATGCGTCCGAAGCGGCAGCACGTTGAACGGTAGGATAGTTGACCACATCAGTGGTGTCGCCGGAATAAAGCTTTACCAGGTCGCCAACGAAAGTCGCAGTCGACTCCGCAGCGGGAATAGCGTACATCCGGAACGCACCATTCCAAGGAGTGCCGTTCTGGTATTTAACCGGACGGAACCCATTTGGGCGAGAAACGTTTGGCATTTAATGCTCCTTAAAACGGCCCCCTTGGAAGATCATTCGTCGTCTGGAAGTTTGCCTGCGCGGCGATCTTCCGTTTCGATCTTCCCATAAGAGCCTTCTAGATCTGGATTTTTTAGTTGCCGCTGGGTTTGCTTGATTTCCTCTTGCTTTGTTCTCTGATCTTCTTCATACCATTCACGCTTTTGACGCATTAGGTATGCACGTTGGGATTCACCTTTGGGGCTAATACCAACAGAAACAGATGCATGAGAGCCATCAGGGCTTGCAATATCCACGCGGTTATCCCCGATCTTGTGGTCGGCTTTAGAGACGAGTTCGTATCCTGCTTCTTGGAACATATTGATACGGTCGCCGATGTCGTTCACAAATCGGTAGACATAGTTGGGATCCTTCCCATTTACAGCCAGCCTCGAACGCTGACTCACGGGTTGGCGTTTAACACGACCTCTCGGTGCTCTTTGGGTTTCTGCCATGATCGATCTCCTTAACCCATCTTCGCCAGTTCGGCGTAGTAGTCGTCTTCAGTTTTGAAGACACCTGTTGCCACAAATCTTTTGGCAATCTGCCGTTCCGTCTCTGACGGGGCGTATTTCTTACCGTTGCCCTTTTGCGGGGGCGGTGCGTTGCCGTTCTCTACGGCCGGGGCTTTGTCCTTATTGGGGTTTCTGAAGTGATGGCTGTCCTTGAATACTTTTCGGACTTCTTGAGCTACCGCTTTTAAAACCTCGTCAGGTGCTTTTCCTTTGCGAGTTTCACGGATGCCGATGGCATCTGCAAGCTCTCTCATTTCTTCATCCAGTTTGTACCACTGGTTCTCTTGTACCCAGTCCTTGAATGCTTCGGTAATGTCCGGATCAGGCTGGGGAGCAGTGGGAGCAGGGGTAGCTTTGTGTGCTTCCTTGACGGTTTCGATTCGTTCTTGAATCTCGTCTGCTCGGATAAGATCCTCTTCAGCAAGAGCAGACCGTTTGGCTGCCTTGAGTTCTTCTAGAGCACGGTTGTATTCGCTTTGGCGGATACGTTCGGCATGAAGTTTGAGGTCGTTGAGAGATGATTTGAGTACATCGAGTTCTCGCCGCATTTGCTTTTTTTCGCGGACTTCATTCTCGATCTTCTCAAAGAGAGGGGCGCGCGCTACGAAGATCTCTGGGGTAACCCATTTTGAGACATCCTTGCCGGCTGCCTCGTAGTCTTCGCGTGGAACCCAGCCCATTTCACGGGCTTGGGATTCAATAGGGTCTAGTGGGGGTGTCTCTGGAGTAGGGGTTTCCGGTGTCTGCTCAGACATGTTATTCTCCCATTAAAGCGACGATATCTTCGTCATTGAGTACAACGTATTTGGTATCGCCATCCATGATGACTTTACCTGCATATTTAGCGAAGCTAATCTTATCTCCAATTTTTACGGGAACTTCGGTTACACCAGCTTCAGCCATATAGGCCCTGAAAGCAGTATTACCTAGGTCCACTACAACGCCTGTGTCAATCCGGTTTTCTTCCATCTTGACCGATGGGTGCTCAGGTAGAGCAATTCCATGTCGTTTAGCTGCTGCGTAAACTGGGTCAACTTCTAATCCATCGGGCTTTACTAGTACCCGGTGAAGAAGAGGTTTAATCTTCGTCGTCATACCCTGTCTCCATGATATCCACTAATGCTTGATAGTATCCAGCTCTGAACTTATCAAAAAGCTGGTCGGACCCTGCCGAAAGAATTACTTCTTGCTTGATACCCTCTTGGTATCGCTGGAGCTCTTTGTAGAACGCCCGCGTGACTGGGTGTTCTTTCCATTCGCTCCATTGCTCGCGCGTAACTTCGATTTTGCCGCCTCCTCTTGGTGACGTAGTTTCTGCTGACCAGTTGCCTCATTAAGGCGTAGGTCTTGCTGAGTTTGTGCTTCTTTAGCTTGCATCTGCATGGCTGTATCGGCCATGAAAATCTTTTGTTTGTGCTCTGCAGCTTCCGCATCGAGTCGATTCTTCATCGCCTGATTACGAAGCTTCATATCGCCTTCGGCTTTCTTCATCATCAGCTCAAACTCTTTTGAGCGAGATTCCATAGCCATTCTGTGTTCTGTTTCTTGCTGATTCAGTTGAGCCTTGCGCTGCTCGGCTTCCATCTTCATCTGCATTTCGATCATCTTGGGATCTTGTTTGGGAGGAATCTGAGGAGCCCCAGTCTCGGTAAGACCAGGAATCAGTTCTTCCCAATTGGGCTGATCTTGCGCCTCTAGGACACGCATAGTGACCTTGATAGGGTCAATAGTACCTAGAGGTAGAAGTTCTAGAAGGCCCTGAGCCTTGAGGAGTCTCTCGGTCGAGGACACAGCCGTGGGATCAGCCCCAGGACAAATGTCGTAGCCTGCCATGGCGAAATCCCCTGGACCTACTGGTTCATCGAGGATATCCATCATGGTTTGTGGATCTAGATAGACTGAATTCAGTCGATAGAGCTTTTTGAATTCTTTGGACAGTGATCTATAAACACGCTTGTAGATTGCAGTAAATACCTTCATACCCTGCTCGATGGTAGCCATCGTAGTAGTCGCAGGGGTGTTCTGTCCGGGCATCTTGCCCACGAAGATCTCGGCTACTGAGGCCAGCTCCTTGCCTGACGTAATCAGGGTGCCAAGGAGATTGAAAAGAGTAGTTGAAGGTTCTTTGGCGGGGAGAGGGACAATCTGTTTCTTCAGGTCGTCGCCTGTAGCATTGACTGCTTTCCACTCGCCAGGACGCATGGGCTGATCGCCCATCTTCATTCTCAGACCTTTGCCGATGAATCCAGACTGTAGGTTTGAGAGAGTGCCTGCATCCACGAGTTGGTTAATGATAGTATTAACGGACTCGTTGATAGGGCCAAGTAGATGGCCAAATCCCAAGTCATAAATGCGGGACTCAGGATTAGGGATGAAGCCGTATTTAGTGTAGAAGTGAATGGGTTCGATTCGTACAAGCTTTTCCTTTCCTTTGACCGTTCTGGTCTTCATGTCGTCTAGCGTATAGCGTGGGACGATACGTAAGACCTTTTTGGTGCTTTTATGGAAAGTGATTACGTAGGGCTCTTTGACACCATCATCATCAATATCTAGCCAGGTATGTTGCTCGATCATGCAGTAGGGAATCGTGGCATCGTCCATACCAGCCTCGGTCCCATCCCAGTCTGCAGTAGAGGGCTCACCTAGCTCAGCATCTAGAAAGATGCCCATCCGAACCCGCTCTTCTACTTCCCGTTGATAAAGGGGAAAAGCCTCTGAGATTCTTTCTGCCTTCTCTAGAGACTCCGCGTGGTAGTTGATAACTACGTTCCGGGGGTCCTTGAGGGCAGAACACATCTTCTCGGTATAGGGATCGTAGAACGTTTTCTTGAAGACAGTGCCCATGATGGCATCCATAATCAGGAGCCGGTCCATGTCTTCTTCCCAGTTGTCCATTTCATGGAGAAGCTGGTAGTTCATGTAATCCGTTACCCGTTTGGCACGCTTGAGTTTATTACCATCCGGGTCTTTTCCAACCACAACCGGCTTGACAACCTTACCATCAGATGGTACAAGGGTGGGATAAGCGCGGGCAGAGAACTGCATGGCAGCCACAGAGACAAGGGGGTACTTCACATTAGAAGCCCCTTGCCAAGGATAG